GGCGCCCCATTCAACGAAGACAACACCGACTATGTGAACATCAAGATGTCCAGGCTCGTCACAAGGGACTTTGTCCCGATCTATGGGGAAGACACTCTTGAGGGCGGGCTCCCGAGCTGGTACAACGGCTGGGGGACATTCAGCCTATCCGCCTGCTACCCCATGTACGGCTCAACTCCAGAAACGTACATTCACACCACTGAGGATTTGGACACGGGCAACTTTGGCCGCATCCCATGGAGCTGGAGCGAGTGGAACAGAATTGAGCACTACGCAATCCTTAGCGATCCGTATGTTGCAAACGGCCAATTCTGGGCCGGTGCGGTTGGCTATGAAAAGCTCACGAGCGGCCCGCGAGCGAATCGCGGCGAGTACTACCAGTACACGAATGTCTGGCTTGGGCAGGTCGGCGTAAACTGGGACATGAACCCTCTTCGGTCCACAGACTACTGGTCGTACATGGACAATGTCTATGTGGACAGCTCGCTGTGCCGGATAGAGATTGGCAACGCTCCCGTCTATGACGACTGCACGCTTCGCGAGATCCAGATCCCGACCGAATGGTCATATACCTCTGTTTCGGCAGATGTGAACGTCGGGCACTTCCAGCCTGGAGACGCAGCCTACGTCTTCATCGTAGACAACTCCGACACGCCCTCCGATGGGTATCCAGTGACAATCGGCGGCTCGAGCGGCAATCCGCAGGCGCCAGGAAGGCCTCTCAACATGAGGGCGGAGGAGAACTGATGATTAAGTACCTTGTTGCCGCACTTCTGGTCGCTGCACCCGTCTCGGCGCAGTCGATTAATGGCGTGTCAGGTGAGTTTTCCCACGGTGAATCTGTTACCATTACCGGCACCGACTTCGGCACGAAGGGTGTTGCCGCGCCTATGCGGTGGTCGTCTTTTCAGGAGGGCACTCCTGGCGACGGCGACGACGGGCGCATTGCCCTTCTGTGGGAGCATGGCGGATTTGAGACGCAGCGCGGCTATGTGGGCGGCGACAGTACGATGGTGACGTACCAGAATACCCGCGCAAGATATTCTGGCGATGTCAGCATCATGCAGGACTACTCCAATCACACTTACCCGTATGCGATCTCTGGATACGGCGTTGGCGTTGCAGAGGGGACCGACGTAGACACCCTGTATGTTGCCGGGTGGATGTATATTGACAGCATGGACGGCGCGTTTTGGGATTGCCGGAATTACAAATCGCTTGGGCAGTTCTCTACCCAGCCGTACCCGAACGGCGACGTGGTGCGGCAGTCCCGTGTTGACTGCTACCCGCTGAATGGCCCTACGTCAGGAGTAAACCTTTACGTCGAGGCGCGGAATCCGTCTGACGGGGCAAGTGTCGATGTTTCCGAGCATGACTACTTTTCGATGTCGAGTTTTCCAATTGACAGGTGGGGCAGACTTGAGCGCGGGATGATGCAGGGCAGACCCAGCCAGACGGGGACCAGTTTTGTCAATATTGACTGCGAGCAGATGGGAGTAGTTAGCGGCGTGTCGTTCTTTGAGAGCGGCGCTGCGGAAGATGCGGAGACATACAACTGGTTTTACCTGTCCAGGTATTTTGCCCGCGACACTAGCCCTGTTCCTGAAATGCGAATTTATTGGTCCAGCCTGTACGCAGACACGACGATGGCGCGGGTCGAGGTTGGCGACAATGCCGACTATGAATTGTGTTCCGTTCGGGAGACGCTTATTCCGTCCGCATGGTCGGAGTCGTCGATTACCGCAGAAGTTTACAACCCCACCGCATTTGCATCTGGATCGACCGCATATGTCTTTGTGGTTGACAGGAGCAATTCTCCATCTACCGGCTACCCCGTGACGATTGGCGGAACGTCCGGCAACCCGCTGGCGCCCGGAAGGCCGGCAAACATGGTTGCATGGGAGAACGATGAGGCGCCGGAGCCAGCGGCACCGCCGAGCCCACCCGACACGACAGCCCCGATTATCTCATGTAGCGCCGTCTGTAACTCCGCATGGCAGAGGCTTAATGCCTCAGCCGACGAGCCGAGCGTATGGGCATATAGGGCCTATGTCGGCAAGGCGACGGCCTGGTCTGCATGGACTTCAACGTACACGACCTCATTAGAAGAGTATTTCTCGCTTGCGGCTTCTGCAGGGAAGACTGCGATTTTTGAGGTCAAGGCAATGGACGAGGCCGGAAACGAATCGCTTGTATGCAGCGACTCGTTCACCTGGATTATTAACGGCGCATGCCCATAGCGGAGCTGGGATGGCAAATGGAAACCTAACGCCAGAAGAGGCCATTCAGAGTGAAATGGCATTCAGGACCTACGTGGTTCATCACATCGCCAACTTTGACGCCCGCATCTCTGCCCTTGAGGCCAGAGAGGCCCCAGGGCTCGGCAGGTCGTGCCGCCTTCAGGCGCACGAGATCGACGGTATCCGGGACGCCCTTGACGGGCATCGCAACGCCCTGATCGGCGGGATGTTCGCCGTGCTTGTGGCCATGGGCACCGCCCTTGCCTCCATCTGGAGCCGATAGTGGACGTCGTTAAGTGGGTCGCCAAGGAGGAAGGGTTCAGCCCGACGGTCTACAAGGACCATCTCGGCTACTGGACCATCGGCTACGGCCTCTGCGTCGACCCGCAGAAGGCCTCTGGCTTGACCGAGGGCGAGGCCCGCTGGCTCCTGAGCCGACGCCTTGGCGAGATCGCCTGGAAGCTTGAGGAGCGGCTTGGTGGCGTCTGGGGGCGCATGACAATCCCCCGCAGGTCCGCTCTCATCAACATGGCCTACCAGCTCGGCTTGGATGGGCTGTTCGGGTTCGAGAAGATGATCGACGCCATCAAGGTCGAGGACTGGCACGCCGCGTGGCGCGAAGCCCTTGACAGCAAGTGGGCTCGGGAGGACACCCCTGAGCGGGCCTTGAGAGTGGCAGATGTTCTGCTTACCGGCAGTTGGACGCTCGTTGACTGACAATAAGACTGAAGTAATCCTTGCGTGCTCCAAGAGCATCGAGACGTTCGGGCGCCTCTTCATGCCCAATGCGCTCTCGGCCGCCACGCCGCCCTTCCACCGCGAGATCTACTCCGACCTGCAGGACAACAGCATCAAGCGGCTTGGGATCATCGCGCCACGTGGACACTCCAAGAGCACTGTCGTCTCTGTGCTATTCCCGATGTGGCGCACCATCTTCAAGCCGCAGAACGAGGACCTGATGATCCTCTTGGTGTCAGAGTCGCAGTCGCAGGCGGTCAACTTTCTCTCGATCATCAAGCACAACTTGGAAAACAATCCGCGCATCCTCAGCTATTTCGGCAGCCTCAAGGGGGACAAGTGGACCGAGGACGACATCACGACCAGCAACGGCGTGCGCATCATAGCGAAGGGCACGGGCCAGCGCATCCGGGGCATGCTGACGGGGCGTGAGAGCATCACTCGGCCCAACCTGATCATCTTGGACGACTTCGAGTCCGAGACGAACAGCCTCACCCCCGAGGCCATCGACAAGAACATCGACTGGATCACAAAGGCCGTGGAGCCGTCGATGTCCGACGATGGCCGACTCATCGCCATCGGCACCATCATTAGCGAGCGCGCCTACCTGTCCAGCATTCGCGAGGACAAGGCCTTCAAGACGCGCTTCTACCAGGCGGCCATCGGCGACGACTTCGACAATCCGCTATGGCCGGAGCGCTTCCCGCCACAGCGGCTCAAGGAGCACTACGAGTCCTACAAGTCTCGTGGCAAAGAGGACGCCTTCTGGCAGGAGTACCAGAACCATCCAGTCAATAAGAACACGCAGAACTTCAAGCGGGAGATGTTCCGGTACTGGAGCGGCGAGTTTAGGCTCCTGGATGACGGCACCCCTGCAATCAGGTTTGAGGGGGTTGACTCGGAGTCGGAAGGCCTGTGGACCCCGCTGAGCGTTTCGGTCGGGATCGACCTGGCGATCTCTGAGGACCACAGGGCCGACTGGACCGTAATCGCCCCGTTGGCAATGGACTATAAGGAGCGCCGCTTCCTGCTGCCGCACAAGAAGATCAAGACTAGCGATATCGACGAGATATGCGAGTCAATCATTGATGTTTGTCAGCGGTATGGCGCGGAGAGGGTGCATATCGAGACTGTGCAGTTCCAGCAGGCGGTGGCCACTGCCCTCAGGAAAGCAATGGCGCGCAGAAATGTGTATCTTGCAGTGCATGAGACCAAGCCGCGTGCGGCAAAGGACTCCCGCCTGCGTGCTCTCCAGCCGCTGTTCGCGCTGGGGATGTTCTACCACCTCGAGTCGGCAATCGACTTCGAGGGCGAGCTGCTGATGTTTCCAAGAGCAAAGCACGACGACATCATGGACGCCGTTTGGTACGCGAACGATGTCCTCGTGCCGCCAATTCTTGGCCCGCAGTCGGGCACAGCGCCGCAGCGGCGGGATAAGGTCGAAAGTGAATCATGGCTAGTTCTGTAAACGAGGCCCAGCTCTCCTATCATCTCTACCTGGAGTATGCGTCTGCAAGGGAAGACTGGGCGCGCAACGCCGCCGAGGACGAGGACTTCTATCTCGGCAAGCAGTGGACCGACGACGAGATCAAGCGCATCACCGAGAAAGGCATGGCGCCGCTTTCGGTCAACCGCGTGATGCCGGTCATTCAGCATGAGGTGTCGATCTTCTTGGCCAACAGGCCGTCGGCAAGGTACTACCCGATGGAAGACGGCGACGTAGCAACGGCCGCCCTGTTCAACACGCTCTATGACTACATCTGGCAGAACAGCAATGGAGACCAGCAGTCAATTAGTGCGGCCCTGGACTATTTCGCGCTTGGCGCCTGCTACTTCCAGGTCTTCATCGACCGCTATGCAGACGACGGAAACGGCGAGGTGCTGTGGAAGAACATCCCGGTCTGGGACGTCTACCCAGACCCAAACAGCCGCGAGCCCGATTTGTCTGATGCCAAGTATGTGATTGTCTCCCGCCTGATCGACAGGTCTGCCCTCAAGTTCATGTATCCAGACAAGGCGTCTGCCATTGACAAGGCGCCGGGAGAGGATGGGCCGGCGGCCGACAGGCCTTCGATGAACCCTGACTACGAAGGTGCCTCGATCTCTATTTCCGATATTCAGTTTACCGAAAGCATCGGGAACGAGCAGAAGGTCAGGATCATCGAGCGCCACGAGCTTGTCCGACGCAAGCTGGCAAAGATCATTGACTCGGTCAATGGGTCGATCATGGTGGTTGAGCCGAACATGGTCGACAAGGATAGGCTGCCGCCCGGAACTCGCCTCCAGTGGATCTGGCGGACGCATGAGCGGGTTACGGTAAGCCTGGACAAAGACGTTATGCTCTACCAGTACGAGAACGATGTTCCGTACTACACGATTGTCCCGGCCTTCCTTCACCATCGACGCAACCCGTATCCGAAGGGCGATGTTTCGGTGATGAAGGGCCTCCAGCAGGAGACCAACAAGCGGCGCTCAATTATGATCCACAACGCCACGCTCAGCGGCAACTACCGGATCATGGCCGAGAAGAACTCCATCCAGAACAAGGCCGAGTGGGAGCGTGAGGGCTCCAAGCCTGGATTCATCCTCGAGTATGTTGTTGGCTCGAGCGGCCAGCCGCCGCGAGAAATGCTTCCGCAGGCCCTACCGACTGCCTGGATTCAGCTCGAACAGGAGGCAAAGGCAGACATGGAGTACTCCGTGTCCGTGTTTGCCCACCAGATGGGCTCCAACTTCAACGCCCCTGAGACCTATCGCGGTCTTCTGGCTCTCGAGGAGAACGGCCAGAAGCGCATTCAGCACAAGGCAAGGGCGCTCAATCTGGCCTATAGAAACATGGGGCGCATCATCATGCGCATGGCGCAGCGGGTCTACAGGAGCCCCAAGGTCCTGCGTGTTGTCGGCAACTCCTCCCAAGAGATCAACGAGACTCTTATCAACCACTTCGCGCTCAATGAAAACGGCGAGAAGATAGAGAAGTTCAACGACATCAGCATCGGCAAGTACGACCTTGTTGTCCTTGACGGCACATCGATGCCGACCAACCGCATGGCCATGCTGTCGATCTACATGGACCTTTACCAGCTTGGCGTGGTCGACAAGTACGAGGTCATCAAGAAGACGGACATTATCGACCGCGACGAGCTGCTGCAGCGGGTTGGCGAAGTCAGCAACATGCAGGCCCAGCTCTCGCAGATGGAGGAAGCCATCAAGAGCACTGACGGGCTTAACCAGACTCTGCGCCGCCAGCTACAGCAGGCCATGGTGCAGATCGAGGCCCTTAAGGGGTCTGAGGAGATCAAGGAAGAAGTGGCTACCACTCGCAGCCACCAGGCTCTTATGCGAGAGCGGACTACGCATGCGCTGGCCCTCCTCAAGGAGAAGCAGGCCATGCGTGAGAGGCAGGCCGATCAGAACCTGAAGATCTTCCTTGAGAAGCAGAAGTTGGAGGTAGAGAAGACCAAGCTCGACCTCCGCGCTAAGGCTAAGGAGGCCAAGAGTGAGTGAGTTTGAGATGAACCCCATGGAGCCTATCGATGGCAAGCCGGCTACTAGGGAGCTGCGCATTGAGGAGGCCAACGGCAGCGAGCCGAAGGCCAATCCTGCGAGCAATCCCGGTTCCGACTACTGGAGACAGCAGGCTATGGCTGCTCGCGAGCAGTACGAAGAGCTGGCCCAGTATTCCGGCATCATCAAGGCCCTTGAGGATAGCCCAAGCCTCGTTGACGTCCTTGAGCGCGAGATCGCTCGTGGAGCCACTGACAGCGGCTCGTGGGACGACCCAGACGAGTATTGGGACAAGGTGGACGCGCAGGAAAAGGCCGAGGCCCAACCCAAGCCCAGCAAGCAGGCGCCTGCTGAGCAGGGAGCAGTGCTAGAGGACAATTCGGAAGCGCTCAACCGCAAGCGGGAGGAGATCAATACGTTCCTCAAGGTTTTGGCCAGCCAGGGAGTTCCTGACTATGCGATGGACAAGTTCCTGCGGTTTATCAACAACCCGTCAGGTGTTGCCATTGAGGATCTCTGGCAGGTCTACAACCGAGTCGAGGAGCGCGAAGTCGAGCCCGCAAAGGGTGAGGCGGAGGATCTTCCGCCGCCTCCTGTTTCCGCTGTCCCCGGCGAGACCGAAAGGCCCCGTCAGGAGACGTTCAAAGCACCGCAGGGCGTAGTCTGGGCTGTTAATCCGAACAACCCATTCTAGTCCATACCACCGCGAGGTGATAGGTAATGTCCCAGTACATCGACCCGGCGGCGTTTGCCGCCAACACCGGCTTTAATGTCGGCTCTGCCAACAGCCAGGACCAGTTCCTCGGCTACGGCACGGCCTTCATGAACCCCGACCAGTTCAAGATCGACATCAGCCCCGTGATCAGCTTCTACGGCGCGGCCTCCACGCCGTTCCTGTCGCTGCTGGGCATGATGCGGCGCAGCCCGACCAGCCAGATCCGCTTCTCGTGGATGGAGAACGAGCTGTTCACCCATCGCGACGCCAAGATGCTGCTCGTCCGCGACAGCAACAACGTGTACTCCCTGCAGGGCAAGCACGGCGGCGACTGGCAGATCTTCGAGGCGGCCGCGCTGGCTGATGCCATCAACTACGACCACAGCACCGACAGCGCCAAGCCCATCATCTACGCCGAGATCAGCTACGGCAACGTTGCGGACGTCCGCTTCGTGCCGCTGGCCCAGGGTCTCGCCGCTGGCCCGACCAACTATCGTTGGGAGAACGCCAATGGCGACGGCGAAGAGATGAAGAACGGCCTCATTCTCGTCGACTACTCCGATGCGGCCACCAGCTACATCGGCGGTATCGCCGAGGCGACGCTGTCGGATAGCGCCTACCTCCGCCACGTTTACCCGCTGGTGAACGATGGTGCTGGCGGCGCCTCCAACACGCTCAGTGCCGCCAACCTGGCCGCGATCTTCACGGCTGCCGGCGTTGCTGGTGCTGGTGCCGTCGAGGTCAATGTCCATGTGTCCACCCCCAACGAGCAGCTCAAGGGCTTCGCTCAGGGCTCGGGCCTGCCGAACGAGAGCCGCAAGCGGTCCCGCACGCTGGCTAACGTGACGCAGATCTTCAAGACCCAGTGGACCATTAGCAACACGCTCAAGGGCGCCGGCCTTTACGGCGGCCCCGAGCTTGGCCACCTGCGCCTGCGCAAGGCCATCGAGCACAAGAACGACATCGAGCAGGCCATGATCTTCCAGGGTGGCGGCATCGAGGGCGCGGACTGGGGCGAAATCCCGTCCGAGGGCTTCGAGAACCCGCTGACCCGCTTCAAGGGCCTGGGCGTCGGTGTGTCGAACCGCAACGACGCCGGCTTCATTCTGACCAAGAACGCGGATCTCTGGCCCGGCGCTGCCGGAACCAACCCGTTCGTTCTGGATGCGGCCAACAGCAGCATGTCGGCGCTCAACTACATGACCGCCGCCATCTTTGATGACTCCGTCTCCAACGAGTCGGGCAGCAAGATGGTGTTCTGCTCGCGGAAGTGGCTCATGAAGCTGGCCGAGATGGCGCTTGCGACGAACGACAGCGCTGCCGGGTATGCCGGTGGCCAGTTCGTCTTCGGCATGCACAGCCAGCAGAGCGGCAAGCTGGGCACCACGATCAAGACCATCACCACGCCCAATGGCGACCTCCACTTCGTCCCGCTGCCGATGCTGCGTGGCAAGTGGGAGGACTACGCCTTTGTGCTGGACATGGAGAAGATCGAGCTGAAGCCCTTCGCTGGCCGCGACACGACCCTCCACAGCAACGTGGGCGACCAGACCATCGACGGCCAGCAGGACTATCTGCTGACGGAGCTGGGCTTCAAGGTCGAGCACGAGTCCTGCCACGCCATTCTCAAATTGGCCTAGTGGCATACCAAGAGGGAGGGGGGCAGCGGCTCCCCTCCCTCAAAGCAGGTTCAAATGGCAACAATCACCAGCCTTGTCGACAGGGTCGCCTCGCTGTTGGACCTGACTGTTGACGAAACATCGACTCCGAGCGCCTCGCAGGTTACGGAGTGGCTTGTCGAGGGGTTCTCCAAGCTGGTCAACATGCTGCCTGACGAGCAGCTGATGTATGAGGCCACTGTCGCAACCGGCATGTTGTCCCCGTCTGGAATCGAAACGACAGACTGCCTGAAGGTTCTTGGGGTGAGCGTGGACGGAACGCCTGCCAGAAAAGTTCCATACCAGAAGATTGCGACTATGGGGTCCAACCAGCCAGCCAGGTTCTCTGGCGTCAATTTCGCCTATGCGATTGGCGCGGGAAACAGGGTGTATGTCTGGCCGTGGTCCGACTCGGCGCGCTCCGTAGAGGTTCACTACATCGACGAGCCGGCAACCAATATTGGGGACAACATTGCAGGCCTGTGCGTGGACTATGCCGTGATTATGGGCAAGGTGCAGGATGAAGAGCTTGAGCAGTCCAATGGGCTCTTGCAGGCATGGTTCCAGAACGTGCAGCTGGCCGCTGGCGGCACTCCGATCAACAGGGAGGGCGCGCTGTGAAGTGGGGCCAGCTCAAAACAGACTTCTTTAGCGAGCTGATCGGCGACGCCAAGGAGCAGTTCGATCAGTACGACTTTGGCCAGTTCATTGATGACGCCCAGCTAAGCCTGATCGCCCAGCTGCCAGCCAAGATGATTCCCGAGTGCGTAGAGGCTGTACACCCCGAGCGCTACGGGAATGATGAAAAGCTTTATGGAGCTGCGGCCGCCTATATCGTTGATGGCGTTCAGGTGTTTTCTGTGGAAATCGAGACTGAAGACTATGACGCTGAAGAGCGGACTGCCCCCATCTACAGGAGCATGAGATGGGCCGATCCCCAGGTCTTCATGGCAACTCAGAAGAGATACAGCGACCTTATGTGGACGCAGATTGGCGACACCATTCTGCTCAACGCGGTGCCGAGCGAGACCTGGGGAGACCTCCCGTCGCTTCGCATCATGCAGAAGAAGAGGCCGGCAAGCTACATCACCACGGCAGGCGGCACGAACTACAGCTTCTTCGGCTGGGCAACCACCAGCGTCCCCAACAACAACCTTCTGCCAACCCAGGTCGCCATTGTCGGCACCGCAGGGGGCTCAGACTTTCAGAGAAGCTCCGACGTTGGGCTAAGCTTCTTCAATGGTCTGTATGACGGCGGTATCGCAATCGTTACGTCAGCCGTCAGCGGCATGAGCTACGTTAGAAACGACGGAATGATCGCTCCGGTTGCGTCGGTCGAGGACAAGGCAGTTAGTGGCGAGTATGGCGTGGCCGCAGTTGTAACGCTTGAAGCAGGCTATGACATCCCAGAAGAGCTTCCCGCCTCGCTGCTGATCACCATTCAGCCGCCGTCGTCTGGAGACACTCCGGCAGTGCAGAGCGACATCCTTAGTCCGACGATTGCCGATAGATGGCATCGCATCATGCTGGACATGGCGCTTGCCTCGGCATGGCTTCGGCTCGGGGTGGGCGACAAGCACGAGCTGTACACGAAGCGCGTCGACGCCTACATGCAGAAGCTTGGCATTGCGCGCACGGAGAGGACATGAAAGTAGGAGCCTTCGTTTCGCAGATCTTGTCGGCGGCAGGAGACCCTTCCGGCGACAAGATCAGTCGTGAATTCCTTATGCGGTCCATCACAGAGGAATCGAGGCTCGTGGCCCTTCAGTTCCCAAGCACGCGAGTCGCGGAAGTCACTCCTGATGACAACGACTATTTGGACCCAGGCAACATGCGGGTCTCGATGGTCGTGGTCCAGGGGCGCGTAGCCAAGATGCTGATGCCGGCGGACATGGATAGAGTTCGCGAGTTCGGGGCACTGTCTGGCGTGTTCTGGACCGTTTACAGCGAAGGGCTGTATGTCTACCCGGTGCCATCGTCGGCAAAGGTCAGCGGCGACCTGCTTCCTCCAGACTGGTCGGATCTTGATATTGGCGACTTCGACGGGGTCGACATCGACAGCATCGACGGCATCCTCGACAAGGACCTGATGTCGCTAGTCTACCTGAGAGCCCTCCAGAGGGCCTGTGAGGCCGCTGGAGCGTTCGACAGGGCTCAGTACTACCTGTCTGCAGGGGAGCGGCGAGAACGCGACCTGAAGCGATTCTGGGAGCCTGAGAGCACCTCGAGCTTGGGCTATGCAATGGGTCATGATTTTTGATGCAAAAGCAGCTTCACCAAATCGACTGGTCAAAGGGGCAGACTGACGGCGACGTAGGCGGTGGGTTTGTAAGGCTCTTGCTGAACGTCGAGCTTGACACCCCAGGCAGGCTCGGGCCAAGGGCTCGGCTGGATATGGTTTACGACGTCCCGAACCAGGGGCTGGATGCGCCGATATCGTTCGCCTACATCCCAACAGACCCAGGAGACACATACGCAAGTGGCATTATTGCGATGCTGTTTGACAACAGGATCGAGTTCTCGCCGCTTGGCCTTGCGGAGACAATTGACACAATCTACCTGGACTCCAACGTCGACAGCACAAGCTACCTAATCGCAAGGGAGAAGGTCTTCTACTTGGTGGCTCACTCCGGCGGCGACCCGGCTGGCGTATTTCTCCTGTGGGGCGGAGGCGGGACGTCGATGTTTATTCCTCCGAATGTTGCCGAAAACCACCCAAATGCAGCCAAGGTTGACTTCGAGGATGGCTGGAACATCACGGCCATTGGGTCGGACATCCCGACGCTCATTGAGTTGTCGGACGCGAACGATATGGCTGGATATCCAATCCAATTCGACGGCCAGGACGGGTTTACCGTCGGCCTTGCATTCAATGAGCTGTATGACGAAGCAGGCCTCTACGAGGGAACGTGCGTTGTTGAATACATGGTGCAGCTCAAGCGAATCGATGGGACGAGAAGCCAGGCGTCAAATTCAATTGTTGTCGGAGCGTCGCTTGCCGGCGCCTCTTCGCTGGTTTACACGCTTGCAGTTCCTGCATGGCTCGACAGATCGGTGGCGTCAATTGACATTTATCGCAAGGTAATCACGATTGACGACGTGGCCGTTGACGACGAGATGCGGCTGATGGAGTCGGTGATCTTGTCGTCCGATTCTCAGCTGGATTATGAGTCTGTGTCGCCGCAGCTATTTGCCGACACAAGGTACTCGTATAATCCGCCGGTTGTAGGAGAGACCGTTGCCCTGGATACTACGGCTCGTAACACGGTGACGAACAGGTCCGCAAGGGACGAGGGTGCTGATCGCGGAGTCTACTCAATCACCTATGGATGGCTCAAGCAAAGCGATGACCTGTATTCGTCCGGCAACGAGGCGTATGTGTACATACCGAAGACCGCTGCCACTGGACCAGGCGCCCTGTGGCAGATCATGTCGTCTTACACCGAACCCAACGGGTACTCGTACTCCGTGCGGACATATGGCAATGGGGCGATGCTTGTGTCTTCGGCCGAATCCGGCTACGGGGAGGCGCACGTTTACGATCAGACATGGACTCCAGAGGCGACCTATGCGCTCAGAAACTCCTATGACGCAGGGCCTGTGACGGTCGGCCTCTATAACGGAGCGACCTATGCCGCCAGGTGGAACACCGGGCTTGTAAACGTGATGAGTTGCACCGCCGCCTACTCGCAGGTGTATTCAGTCAACAGCGGATGGAGCACTGCCGTTGCATCGGATCAACCAGACGCAAGCTACTTCCCAAAAGTTGGCTCTATAGACAGGGGCGACATGGGGCGCATCACGACCTTCCGGTCGGTCAACGGCGCCTCCTCCGAGGACGGCCAGGAGATGTCTGCCATGATCATGTCCATTCATGGCGGCAGAATGTTTGCGCTGGATGTCACAATCGACGGCAACAGGACCAGGTCGCAGCTCAACTATAGCGAGTATGGCAGCCTGAGCATGTTCAGCCGCAACAACTACATCGAGTTCTCTGGGGTTTCCGGCGGAGCGGGTACTGCTATTGCCGCGTTTAAGGGCAGGCTGCTGATCCTCCACGAGTCGCACGCATCGATTATGGATATCTCCGGCGGAACAGACGTTACGTGGCGAGACATCGGAGCATACCCAGGCATCGGCTGCCTTAGCCGCGACACCTGTGCAGAGACGCAGTACGGTGTTGTCTTCGGCGACGCCAGCGAGATCTACTTTTTTGATGGCAACCGCATCCACACGATCACCGCAATACCGGAGGTCGGAGTCCATATCAGGGACACCTACTCGCAGATGATGGCCTCTGGCAGCGTCAAGTTCTTTTGGAATTCGCGCAGGGAGCAGTTATTCATCGCCGCAAAGGCAGCGGTGGATGGAGACCCGGATGCTATCGTGCTAGACCTTGGCTCGATGGCGTGGCACACGCACGTTTACGAGGAGACTGGCCTTACGGGGGCGCTGCTGTATGGGTCCATTCAGTATGGAACAAACAACTACATGGTCGCAAGAAGCGACTTGGGATTCCACATTCTTATGGAAGACGAGTCGAGCCCTCGCTTGGACTTTACCTGGGGGCTTGAGACTGGCCCCATGGAGATGAAGGCCCCGGAGATCGTCAAGAAGATCAAGAGGCTCTACGTCGACCTGACTGGAGACGCGGGGACTTCTGGCGAGCTTTCGGTCTACATCGGCGACTCTGACGAGCCTACAAATACGGCGGTTGGAGATGGGCCAGAGATGATTAGGTCAAGAATCAACATGAGGGAGTACTCTCCGTCACTTGGGATCTATTTTGAGAGTGACGATACAGTTGTAGGCGGAACGGCATGGAAAGGATTCGTGGAAAGCGTTGGGCTGAGCTACAAGCCGAAGGCTCTGAAATAGAGGAGCTCAAGGCTGAGGTCGAGCGCAACAGAACACTGGCGCCAGAGCGCCCCCGCACAGGCGCGGCCCCGAGCGATGGCGACGGGCGAGACGGGGACATACGGTTTACCTCCGACGGGCTTGGAACCTTTGCGTATTTCAAGGTGCGCGGTCGGTGGTTCAAGGTGAGGTTGGAAAATGCCTAGAGGACAGATTACGCCGAGCAAGAAGGGCGGGTTGGCTACTCGCCTAAAAGCTCTTGAGCTTCAGGCGAGGGACGCCTTCAACCAGAACTCGCTGACGTCCGCCACCATGCCGGTCGCGGCTCAGCAGATGCTTCGGGACCAGCTCTCCAGCAAGACGCGGCTGGCCAACCTTGAGGCGCGCATGATCCAAAGCAGCGCCAATCGGGCGCTTGGGGCCATGGACGTCGGCCTACAGTCCTCCAAGGACGAGGCCGCTAACAAGCGCTCAACCACGAATGAGATCCAGAATGCCGAGGACGCGGACAGGAACCATTGGCTCGCACAGGCCGCAAGGGGGCTGTCTATTGCAAGCGGCGTGTCTGGATTTGTATCCAATATGGCCACCTCGCTCTCGAAGAAGGGGGCTGACGGGCTGCCTGAAGTTACCGTAGACCCAAATATTGAGCTTGCGTCCAATATTGCAGGAGAGCTCTCGCAGGAAGACCTGAGCGGGATGGACATGCTGGGCGGTGCCAACATTAAGGGGATGAGTGTCGGGGACATTAAAGAGCAGCGCTTCAGCGACAAGTATCGCCGTCAGTACAAAGAAGGCATTCTGGGCGGAATTGGCAAGAAGTTCGACTGGCTTGCAAGGGGCGCGGACAAGATCCTCCCAGGGTCGCTTTCAAGCGACGAAGCCGGCGTGCGGGCACTTGGCGAATACGCGGCCTATATCGCGAAGAAAGACAAGACCGATGCGGAGATTATGCAATCATACCGCAAAGCGCTTGAGTTTCTGGGCGAAGCCAAGGCGGCTGCTGCAATGTCGCTGAACAGGCTTGGAGCCACCGAGGAGGAGTTTGGCGCTGAAATGCGCGTCTTGACGTTCATGGCAGGGCTTTTTGGGTTTGGCCCAGACTTTGTGGATCGCAATAAAAAGCCTGGAGGTGCTAAATGAGCCTCGTCGACAAGCTTCAGTTCCGCGCACTCGACATGGCAGAAGAGCTTGGGTGGAACGACGACATTGGCCTTACCAATGCAGAGATCGACGCCATGATTGCGTCCGCGATTGCCCCTGCACAGGCGCAGTATAGGCAGGGTGTTGAGCAGTTTGGGGGAGCGATTTCCGGCACGTTCCTGAACAACTCGGGCATCGCCAACAAGGCGTTTGCCGGAATGACCGCAGATCTTCTTGGCGTCGGCCAGAAGGCCGCGCTCAGCGCGCAGGCCGAGTCGGACAAGGTCCTTCTCAACGAGCGCCAAATGTACAACAACTTGCTGGCCCAAAAGGACAGCATGGTCGCCAACGCCGAGGCCACCCAGGCACAGATCGACGCCTCAAAGAAGTCTTGGCTGGACAGGGCCATGCAGGGCCTCTCAATTGCAAGCGGGTTTATTAGCCCAGTTAAAATCCCAGGGGGGTTCTAATGGCAAAGAACTATACCGGAAGCGATGATTCCATTAGGACCTTCCTGTCTGCCGTAGACATGAACATGCGCAGGCAGGCCGAGGCGGAGGAAAGGATTATTCGCCTCAAAGAGGCGGAGTCCGCCCTCGCCAAAGAAGCGGCCAAGGCAGAGGTGGATGTCATCGGTGCGGAAATCGAAAAGATTCGTGCGCAATTCGAGGGAAGAGCCACCATCATGGACCTCGGTATAAAGCAACAGGGTCTTGAAATCGAGAGAACGAAGGCCAATGCAGCATTGATTGACGCCGAGGCAAGCAAGGCGATGGTAGAGACGAGAGACCTCAGCTCGGTCATAGAAGACGCGGACAGACTAATGACTGGCGCGGGCGACAGAGTCAGGGCCATAGATGCGGAACTCCGCAAAATTGAAGACGATGCGGATAGGCTTGCTTCTGCCGACTATGTCAGGATCTTTGGGCCAGACGTAGTAAGTGTCAGCGAAGATGGCGTGCCGTCGTTTGTAGCAGGCGGCGACAAGGCTCCCAATGGAATAGGCGCTGCGTACAAAACGACTGGCAGGCTCCTTGGCTATGTTGACCCCATGGCATTTATGAAGTCGATTGACGGGCGGGCATCTGGCGTGATGGCAGAGTTCGGAGCATTCAGGGACGGCAGAATTGTCAATCCATCTTCATCTGGCAGCGCGACGTCGGTGCAGCTCGCATTCGCGTATGGAATGCTTGAAGAGAACCTTGCCGCAATGCAAGGATCTGGCAACAGTGCCGCGTCGGAGGCAGCAAAGCAAGTAAGGATTGCGATGAAGCAGGCGCAGAAAGACTCTCTGGACGCAAAAAAGGCCGCCAACAGAAGCGAAGTTCTAACCCCCGACGACCTTGCGGCAGTGCTTCAGGTCGGTATCGAAAAAATTAACGAGTTCGCAGATGATTCCGGTAGCTATATGTCGTGGAACAACAAGGAAAGGCGAGTCGACTTCTACGACAAAAAGAATCAAAGAATGATTGCGCGCAAGGATCATAATAAGGAGTTTACGGTCAACGACCTCGTGCTTGGCGCTATGGGAGATTTTGGAGAACTTATCAATGGCGCGAATGGTGCATTGTATAGAAACAGGGCCATGATTGCTGCTGACAGAGCGCGCCTTACCGACCTCATGGGCGAGGCTCAATCCGTATATAAAAGGCGCAGCAAGATGTCTGAAGCGCTCGAGCGCCATGCCGGGGAGAACCCAGAGCTCTTGCTTGCGAGAGTTAAAGTAAACACCAAAGACTTTGATCCTGGCAGCATTTTCTCGGGAGAGGACGAAGAAGATGCCGGGCAATCTTACGCTGACCAGCTTGCTGATGAAATCGCAGTATTGTCTGGGTCTCTCTCGGGCAACATGCCTCCTGTCCCCACTGACTCCGGCGCCGGGACTCAAGGCGCTAGTGGCGGCAGCGGCGGCGAGGCGGCGAGTGACTTCACAATCCTGTCTAATTATGGAGTATCTGATGGCGTACTTGGCAACTTTTACGATTACGCCACTAGCGAGGCGTCTGTGTGGGAAAATCGCTATAAAAATCACGAGTATGGAGACAGGTTAAACACTATGAAGCGCTTCGCCACCGCTCCCAAAACGCCGCGAGAAGAGGTTGCTCTGGTTCAGGATGTCGTAAGCGGGATCGCTTCTGAGCTCGGAGCCACCAATGAATCGTTGAAGGATCTTTTCGGCGAGAAGAGCGCAATCGGCTTGTTTAAGGACAGTTGGCAGCAGTATCTTGTGGACAATGGGAAGCAGGACGCTAAAGTAACTGCTGACCTAGTGATGTGGTCTATCGCTGGCGCTGCCCAATATTTCCGCGAAGCGGTAATTGAAGCGCTTGATAGTCGCGAAGAGCGCCGGAGGAATGCGAGAGAGCGCACGAAGAAATTTAGCGATCACTTGAATAGGGAATACCGATAGGCTCGCCAGCCGAAATGTCGTTGTCCTGCGGGACTACCCTGTGACAGGAGATCATAGGGATGGCGCTTAAGAAGACCCTTGACCTCAAAATCCGCTCGGCAAAATCCCAGCTTGACGCTGATGACCAGAAGTTGCTTGATCAACTTGTAGCTTCTGGAAATATCGATCTGGTTCAAATGAGTGTTGACGACATCGTCGGCACGGTCTCCAAAGTCAAGTCTACATACGGCAACGCATCCCCAGAAGAACAGGGGCCTGCTCCTGGCGGATCGGTAATCGACTCCATCGTCAACTCTGCTTTTGGGTGGCAGTCCGACCAGGTCCAAGACATGTACGGCGGCAGAAGCCGTGGCCTTGTTAGGGAGGCGTCTTATGCCACCGCCCTCGCCAGCAAGGAAAACGATCCTCGCTACACCTCGTTCGAGAACCGATTCCTGGACGCCACCTCTGACGCCGCAATGGCCCTGGCCTGGCACTTCACCGACGCCGCAACCATGGGCATCATTGGCGGGTTCGGCGGCGTGGCCAATAAGGGGCTGGACTGGGTCAACAAGATCTCCGGCGGAGAAGACGGCAACTGGCTCGACTCTGTCGGTGACTGGATGGCCGAACAGGGCGAGGCCTGGAACAACAACGACTGGCGCAACACGCACACCACTGCAGGTGAGATCGCCAAGTGGACTGGACAGATTGCTGGAATGTTCACCCCGAGCGCGCCGCTCAAGGCAGCTTCGCTTGGCGTCAAGAGTGTTGGGCTTGGCCTTGCGGCAAACAAGGCCACAAAGGCCGCAAAGCTTGCCGCCAAGATGCGCTCCGGCAAGGAGGTTGCCGACGGAGCCGCAAAGCTCAAGAAGCTGAACGACAAGGCGCAACAGATCAAGGGCGCCACTCAGCCAGTTGTCAGGCTGCTTGACAAGGCCGCAGACGTCGTCGAGAACCCAGCCGGCAAGTGGGCCAGGTCCTCCAAGACCGGGACAACGCTACAGGTGGCGGCAAACTTCTTCTCCGCAGACGCCCAGTTCAACGCCGCAAGGGTCGGCATTGGCAAGCTTGGCGGCAAGGCGGCCAAGAGGCTCCTCGGAATTAACGCCGCGTCGGAGTCGCGTGCGGTTGCAAAGGTGCTCAGCCCGAAGATCATCAGGGCGGCGTCAGAACTTGGCATTGATCTGGCCCCGAGGGCGGACGACATTTCCAAGAACATGTCCCACGCCCTGAACGAGGCCCTTGAAAGCGTGGCGCAGACCAGAAGCGGAGTCAAGCGCCTTGATGTAGGCACCGAGGTCATGGATACGGTCAGGGACTCTGGCGTGAACTTCTTTACCGCCCGACTGCTGTCCGACCTGCTGCCCGAGGTTGGCGGAGATGTCAATCTCGCCTTGAAGATTCTCGAAAGGGTCCAGGAGTCCGTCGGCAAAAACGTGGGCGATCTTATTATCGGCAAGTCTGGGGCGGGCGTTGCTGAGCTGATCAGCCGCAGCATGAAGGGCAAGCGCGGGGCGCTGGCGCTCGAGCTGTCGCAAAGGACTCTGTCACATGCAGCCCAGATGTCGTCGGCATTTGCCATCAACGGCACGTATGAGCGCATGTGGCGCGCCCTGTCCGAGCCGCAGCTGTATCTGGCCAGCGGCCAAAGCGTAAGCGATTACGCGCTTCGCGGGTTCATCGACCCGGAAACTGGAGAGGGCAGCAAGCGTGAAGGCGTGCTTGGCGACCTTCTTTCCGGCGTGATCTTTGGAGCTGGTGCAAACACAATCAGAATGCTCCCGGTCATCGTCGGCAAGAAAGCCATGGTCAACGAGGGCTCCATCGCCAGGAACCTGTCCAAGTGGCTTGGCGGCGGACATGGCGATTGGGAAGAGATTGTCGGCCAGTCCAGCGCGGCCATCGACAAGGTCCTCACGGGCGCCCGAAGGAGCGGCGTTGCAGCATTTCTTCAGCGCAATGGCGCGGCAGTGGACATTGACCTGCTTACGGATCGCGAGCTTGCTGCAGTTGCCTCAAACTACAATGCATGGCTGTCTCGCGCCGGACACCGCTCCGTGCAGGGCGCTACCGGCATCGGCCCAGGCCAAAAGAGGCATATCAACACTGGGTATGTCAGGGACCTGTTGAGCGACGGGGTTGACGCCCAGCGCAAGGCCGACGCAAGGGCTCACCTGTCAAAGGTGTTAAAGGGCGAGCAGGACGAGGTGCTCGGCAAGTGGAAGAAGATGTCCCGAGACGAGGCGTTCCGGGACATGCGGCGATCCATCATCACCGCCATTCCGCTGTTCTTCGCCAACGGCGGGCTTGCTGCCGCGAAAGAGGTCTACGAGAACAGAGACATTGACTCGCTTGGCGTGTTCACGAGCCAGCTCGCTATGGCCTTCGCCGCCGCCACTGGCAGCCTGCCGCACATGGACGCCAAGGATGGGGTTGGGGCCAAGAGAAAGGACTCAAGGGGAATTCCGATCCCCGACGCGGAGCTTCCCGGCATGACTCAGGAGTTTGTGGAGAAGAACCGAATTCGCGAGCAGCTCAGGCACCTTGGAACCTATGATGCGGACCTCGTGCTAGTCGACCACAGCGTCCTTACTCCATCTGAGGCTGTTGGAGAGGCGTCAATGCATGCCGCCCAGCTCATTGACGAGGCGTCTAGGGAGATCTCTGGAGACGACAAGACCAATGGCGTTCCGATGGACGACACGGTAGTCATCCTTGAGCCTGGACAGATGCCGGCCAACGACGGCAGAAGGTATGTCCACCTGGACGAGCTGCGGGCCGTGGCCCGGTGGCTGAGGGGCCTTGCGGCGAACGGGGTAAACCTGCCGGAAGTTCTCAGGAGCTCGTCGGACGATCCAATCAACAGCGCGAGCTACTGGTCGAGTGTCATCGACGACATGGACGCAGGAAGCATGCACCAGCTTGCAAGGTTTGTCGTTGCTCTGCGCGGCAAGCTGGACGGGCAGACGTTCAGGGGAGAGACATATACCAAGGATATGCCTATTTCCGGCAAAATCATCGACAAGATCGAGCAGGAGCACAGGCTAAACCTGTTCCACACTGTCGGGTCTACTGTTGACGATGTGCTTGGCGCCATGGTCGACGAACAGCGAAAGATTCTCGACGACACCGCTGAAAGTTCCGGCTCCGCCACGGGCGCCGAGAGGATGGGCGCAAAGCCCGTCGTTAGGCGGATCAATATTGCTGGAGTATTTGGATCTGCTGAGCGGTCTGGGCTGTCGCAGGAAGACTACGACGCAGTCATGGACTTCATGGCGATGCAGGAACGGTTCCTTGGAATCGCAGAGGCAGTCGGCTCTGCTGCCGTGGACGGGTCGCCAGAGCGCGGACATACCATGCGCTTCGAGAACCCGTCCGGCGTGACAAAGAATGCGGCGAACGAGACCAACAGGCGCAACATGCTGGCGATCAAAAAGCTGACGGCCCAGATGCGCCAGCTCGAGGAGGCGCTCAACTCGCGGATCAAGTCCCCGCACAAGTTTACCCTGCACGACGACTCGACGGCCAGAATGCTTTTGGAGATGGCTGCCGACGGCGGCCGGGACCTTGCGCGCATGTTCGTTGTCGACCAGGCACAGCTCTGGTATGACGAGGGACAGACGCGGGCCAGGTGGAGCCTTGGGGACCTTATCTCGCACCTGCAGTCCACTGGCGCCGTGCGGGTTGACCCAAGAGGCACGACGTTTATCAACGACAACATTGACTACTCCGGGCTCTCCTATGCAGAGGCCAAGGGCCTGCAAAACCTTATGTCAATGCTTGCCGCAACCAAGGGATTCCGCGTCGTAAGGGACCAGAACTCCGAGCGCATTAGCGGAAAGAAGATCCTTGGGGCAAAGGTCACGATGCCGGACGGAACCGTGCTTAACAAGGGGCTGCTTGACCACCTTGAGATGCTCGGGCTTCAGTTCACGGACGATGCCGCAACTGCTCGGTACATCGAGGGCATTGCGACCGCCAACATGGCGGCCATGACTCCAGAGGGCATCGAGATCTACGCCAACCTTGTGGCGAGCAAGCTTATTAGAACCGACAAAAGCGGCCGCAGGCTCCTGTATATCCCGCAAGTCGCGGTCAACCAGCTTGCAGAGGTCGCAGCTCGAGAAGCTATCGGGCAGGCGGGAGAAGCGCTTGCCAGAAATATTGCCACACTCAGGGCCGCCGGGCTGGACCAGGATGCGTCCATTAGCACAGACGTCCTTGCCCACATAAAGGGCATGCTCGACCCGAACCTGGCCAGCATACTGCTTAGCGGCGACAAGTACACGATGGCGGAGATCATTGCTGCCGCTCAAAAGCTGCCAGAGCTGATAAGCAATACGGACCAGCTGCCTACGCTGACGCCCGCCATCACGCAGGACCAAGCGAATATCCTGTACGCCTACGCAAAGCAGATGATCGATTCCGGGCTTATCGACGGTATCGCCTCTACTGACCCAGCCAATGCGAGGTTCGGAAAGGTTGACGACATGATCGTCATCACCGACGCAGAGGCGGTCGGGGATGCAGACATCGGAAAGATCCTCAGCAAGGCGCTCGTTCGGAACACGGCAGATGCCATGAAGGAGGTCGAGAACGGGATCAGGATGCTGAACGACATCATCACGGGCAAGGACAATCCGGTGGTCGCCAAAGAGAACGCCATGCGACTCCTTTCCACGATGCGTCGATACCTGGCGATGGGCAATGCGTATGGATACAGGCAGCTCATGGAGCTTCTGTCGGCCGGCGGAGTCGACATGTTCATCCTGGACACCGGGACCGGCACCTACAAGGTCAACCAGCGGTTTGAAATTGCCAACATGGACGACACCCTGAAGTTCGTGAACGAATATTTCGACCTGACGCACTCCCTTACTGTTGCAGACGCCCTTGCTGCCAAGCAGGAGTACGGAGAGGCTGCCGCTGCCGCAGTGGCTCGCGGATACGACGAGCTGATCGGCAAGCACGAGCGCGACAAGGCGAAGACGGTTGGCGAGGTCATGCGCGACATTGGCATTGCGCAAACTGAGGTTCACGCCGCAGCCAGAGAGGGCATTCGCAAGGACGTAGAGGCACGCAGGCTGCAGAACAACGGGCAGCTTACGCGCAGCGACATTCGACAGATCGGCGAATCGCTGGTCAAGGACCTGCACGACGCGGTGGACCTCAACAGGGACAACGCCAACACCGAAACGGTCAAACACAGGCACAAGAAGATTGACGAGCTTGGCGAGCACGACATTCTCAGCATTGTGAATGCCGTAATGCAGTCGAGGCGGTCTGTCACCATTGCGTTTACAGGCGGCGAAACGATTGCCGGACCTGAGTACGACGGCTCGCCTACGCCGAAGCCGCAAGACCCCAAGAACCCAGAAGATGTAAAGAGCCAGCACGCAGCCTTCCATGCGACTGAGGCGATGGAAGACTACAACATCGAGCACCACTTGATGGACATGCTCGGCGACAAGGACTCTGCTCACAACGTTTCCAGCATGAGCTTCCGCGCCGGACGAAGCGGGCAGGACCCAAACTCGTATGTGCTTGAGGGAACAACCCTCCAGCGGGTTGTCGACATGCTGTTCAATGGCGAGGGGACTACAAGCTACGTCGGCGTCCACGAGAGCGGGAGAGTGTACAAGCGTGACGAGGTCAAGAGATTCTCTGCGCGGAAGGTCGCCGTCATTGCTGGCGACCTTGACAGGATAATCCTCCACGACATCCCGAACTTGGGCAACGCCCGCGTGTTCTCTGACAGGCTCGGGCAGATTGTCGGAAGCTTTGGCGACGGACTTGAGCGGACGAGCTTTGGCCGAGAGATCTTGGAAAGCGCAAGGGATTTCAGGCGGGCGCTTGAAATGCTGGTCGGCGGAAAAATGAGCCAAAAGGAATATGACGCATGGGTTGTCAGCAACAGGGCGAGCATTGAGCAGGTCTTCGACTTCCTGACATCGTACAGCATGTTCGGAACCGCCGGGACGCTTAGGAATATCCAGACCGGCGACACAGACATCAGCGATGGCGTCAAGTCGATCTTCAGCAGGGTGCATCAGATCGCAGGGCAGGGGCCAAGGCGCTTCGATAGCGACCTTCTCAAGATTGCGTCGGAGATTGCGTCGGAAAGGGACGCCAAGAAGGCCAGCAAAATTGATGAATACGGGCCGCTCTATGGCAGGGAAACAGAAGCCTACGGCATGGTGGATGGAAAGATGCGGGTTGTCGTTGTCGATGACTCCGACGGAGAGGACACAACCTGGGCAGACGGCCAGGTGTGGATCAACCCGCATGCCGCCCACTCAATTGCCACGGCGGCTGGATTCGACACCAGCAAGAGAGAGTACGGCGCCATCAAGGCCCTGCTAAATGTGCCCGGCGGGGCCGATGGGGCATTTATGGCGAAGTCCCTGCTTTCGGTAAACCCGCTGCTGACCGAATTCATGCGCAGCAACAATGTTGCCATGGTAATCACCAAGTCTGCTGCAAAGACGATGTTTGGAGATTATGAGGGCAAGGTGGCTGTGATTTCCGACAGCAACGGAAACCCGCTGTCCCTTCGCGCCGCCATCGGGAATGCAGAGCTTGGCGTGGCAAGGGTCAACGACGACGCGGTATTCGAGATGGGCGGAGAGCACGTCAGGTTCCAGACGATGGTTCACGCCAAGACGGATGAAGCGACGATCACCTGGCAGATGGAAAACGGCTGGCGGGAAGAGGCCGTCTCTGCGCTCACTGATGCATACATGCTTGGCGGCAATGTCGCGGCCGGCGTCGAGCTGATCCGCAAGATGTACGGCACGGGCATCGAAGGCAGAATGTCGTCTCGCAGCATAATGATCCGCAAGAACAAGTGGGATAGTGACAACGGGCTGGATGACGGGGCAACCAACCTCCAGAAGGCCTATCTAATGGCCAGCGAGTTTGCAAGCCCGCACGACCTCGGCATGGGCAACCAGTTCCTCGACACGCTCAAGAGCGCCATGCTGAAGGACAACGTGTTTAAGGGCAGGAGCAGGCATGGCGGATCGGCGCCGCTTGGCGCTGATGTGCATGGCGTGCTTGGCTCAAGAGAGGCCGTGCTCGGCTGGCAGTATGGCAACCGCACCCTATCCTCGCTCGGCGATAGCGCTCTGTCCAAGCTGCACTTCGGATTCAAGGCAAGGCCCCGTGGGTTTACGGAAACAGACGCCTCAAAGAAGGCCTCTGCCGATGCGATGGCAGAAGAGTACGGATTTGAGGGCGCAAACATGTACAACGACGGACCTGGCGGCAGGCATGACGACAAAAAGATGCAGGCTCGGGAAACGTCGTGGCGCAGCTTTAGCCTTGTTCGAAAGACAAAGAGGGGCAAAAACGGCGGCTTTATCTTCCACGCCATT